CTTCGGAGATATCGTAAGCGACTACCTAGGAGCATGGCAGGACGAAGACCAGTACCCGGACAATATCAAGAACTTCTTAGCAGAGCAGGAAGGAAAGGATATTAATATCTACATCAATTCGGGCGGCGGTTCAGTATTTGCTGGTATTGCAATTTATAATATGCTCCAGCGTAAGGCCGCAAAGAATAAAGTCCAGGTATATGTTGACGGACTAGCAGGATCTATCGCATCCATTATCGCATTTGCAGGAAGCGAGCCTCCGAAGATCCCGTCAAATGCGTATCTCATGATACATAATCCGTGGACTTGTGGTATCGGAAACGCCGGCGAGCTTCGTAAGATGGCTGACGACCTGGACGCTATCCGGGTAGGAATGGTTAACATCTACAAGCAGCATCTGGCCGATGGAGTAGCCATCGAAGAGGTAGAAGAGCTCATGGATGCAGAGACATGGCTTAACGGTACCGAAGCGGCGAAGTATTTCAATGTTGACGTAGTCGACGCTGTAGAATATGCAGCCGCAACAGGAGCGTATATGCTCCGAGCTAACCCTGATAAGATCCCGGAGAGGGTTCTTAATACATCTCAGTCCAAGAAAGAGGCTGAGGCACTCATGGAGATTAAAGCCCATGAGGAAGAAATGCGTAATAACATTCTTCGCACCTACATAAGTGTCATTGCTAATCAATAATCGAAAGGAGAAAACGACAATGAACCATGAAGAACTTATTAAGATGAGCACTGTAGAGCTCACAAAGCACATTGCTGACCTGGCAGAGCAGGCTAAGACAGCTGAAGGTGAAGCCTTAGCTGCTATCATGGCAGAGGCTGAGGATGCAAAGGCTATTATCGACGATGCTAAGAAGAGAGCTTCTCTCGCTTCTATGGCAGCAGCAGCAGAGCCCGTTAAGGCAGCAGAGACAGAAAAGGCTTCTTCCATTAAGGCTATGGAAGAGCGTGGAGCTAAGGCTAAGAAGGGAGCTGAGGTTAAATATTCAGCTCAGGCTATTTCCAAGAAGATTAACGGAAGCCTTACAGTAGACGACACAGCTCCGGTAGTACACACAGCAGCAGACGTTAAAGAGACTTTCAACGATGTATCATCTCTTATCGACAGAGTTAAGATCGTATCTCTCTCAGGCGGCGAGACATATCAGAGGGGATATGTTAAGTCCTACGGCGCAGCTGGTGGAGTAACCGCAGAAGGCGCAAACTACAGCTCATCCGAGCCTGAGTTTGGCTATGTAACTATCTCAAAAGAAAAGGTAACAGCTTATGCAGAAGAGCCCGAAGAGATGGCAAAGCTGCCTAACGCTGATTATGACGGAATCGTTGAGAAGTCAATCACTTCTAATGTACGTAAGAAGATTACAAAGCAGATCATCTCCGGAGACGGTTCAACAGGATCTATCAAAGGTATCTTCTACAATCCGGCAAGCGCAACCGATGATGTTATCGACAGAGATACAGATATCAGCGTAGCATCAATCAGCAATACTACACTCGACGAGATCGTATACTCATATGGTGGAGACGAGGACGTTGAGTCTATCGCCGTACTTATTCTTAACAAGAAAGACCTTAAGGCTTTCGCTATGTTAAGAGATCAGGACGGCCGCAAGGTTTACACCATTGTAAACAACGGCAACACCGGCACAATCGACGGAGTACCGTTTATTATCAATAGTGAGTGTAATGCTCTTTCTGATAGTAACACAGCAGCAAATAAATATTGCATGGCTTACGGTGCATTAGAGAACTTCGAGCTTGCTGTATTCTCAGATATCGACGCACGTAAGAGCGAAGACTATAAGTTTAAAGAAGGCCAGATCGCTTACAGAGCATCCATCCTCGTAGGTGGAGCTGTAGCAGCTTATAACGGATTTATCCGTGTTAAGAAAGGGTCTTTTTAGCTAGCCCGACTGTAGACGTAGACATCGCAGCCGACGCTGACCTCTTAGGTAAAGTCGTAGGCGACCTGGAGAAGGATATCGTAGTAAACGGTAAAGACTCCGTAAGCGGTACACTTCACTACGTTACAGAGTACACGGGCTTTTCGGGAGATCCTGCCGAGCAGGAAGGACATTATATCGCTCTCCACGCTACGCATCCGACCGCTGATAGCATAGCTGTTATGCTTCACGGTGGTACAGTAGGACATCCGGTAACACTTGACTCTGACGGAATCGCAGTCGTAAGAATTGCAGATACCAAGACTCAGAAACTTGAGTTTATCGCAACCAAGAGCGGAGTAACATCAAGCGTTACACTGTCACTCAAAGACCTTGTTCTTGAACCGGAGGAGTAGAATATGGCAGTAGCAGTTAATAGCACAAAACCCGTTAAAAAGAGTGGTAAGGCTGCATCCAAGAAGGATGCAGCTAAGACCACTAAGAAATAAGGAGTATAGGACATGAATAAGCAGGGATTACTCGACGCAGCTAAATTAAGAGTGAGAAAGACCGCCCAGGACGGGCTTGACAATGACGTACAGCGTCTTATTGATACGGCCATCACTGACCTGGGACGTATCGGCGTACATTCTACATGGTTAGACAATATTGAGGATCCTTTGCTTATCGAAGCCGTACTCGCTTATGTCAAGGCTAACTACGGCCTTAATGATAATTACGACACTCTTATTAATGTCTACAATATGGTACTTACCAAGATCAAGGGAGACGCTAAATACTTCGACGAGAATCCGAATCCTCCGGAGCCCGAACCGGAACCGGAGCCGGATCCTGAGCCGGAACCTGAACCGGATCCCACACCCGAACCAGATCCAGGAGACTAGGACATGAGAGATGTAGAAATTAAACTCGTAAGCGTAGGCAATACCTCCGACGATGATATCACGACAACTGTATATGCTGAAGTTAATTCTGTAGGCCGGGACGAGTTTACCGCCGCCGGTCAAATGGGAATCAAAGCATCTTATCAATTCAAGATGTGGCTTAATGAGTACGAAGGCCAGGACGAAGTCGAGTATAACGGCAAGCGTTACAGCATTTACCGGACTTATGAAGACACGAGAAGAGATAAGATAGAGCTCTATACTGAGGAGCGTATAGGCAATGGTAACTAATACATCATTTGAGCAATTACCGGAAGAACTTAAGAAAACCCTGGACACTTATAGCCAGAACATCACGACAGAGCTTAACAAGGCTTTTAAGGAGCTGGCAGAGAGTGGCTCAGACGAGCTAAAACAGGGAAAGCCTTATCATAATCGAACCGGTCAATATGCTGCTGATTTTGCGGTTACACAGCGCAAGAACTCCACATCAGTAACAGGTATTGAGACTCAGACAATATATAACAAGAAGCATTATCAAATTACACACTTACTTGAGTTTGGACATCTTACCAGGAACGGGAAAAGAGCCGCTGCATATCCACACTGGCAGACAGCTCTTGACAACATTAATAAGAACATTGATAGGGCCGTACAAGAGGCTGTATCAAGGGCTGGAAGTTAAGGAGGCTTTAATCTATGCCAACATTTGAAGAAATCATCCAGAGGGCAGCAGGTTTAGGCTATCCGATAGCCGAAAATGAGTTTGTCGTTACGAAGAAAAACCCGGCTCCTTCTCTCCCATTTATCTGTTATCAGAGAAAGGAGACCTATACCGGAACAGACCAAGCCGTGAGGCTGAAGACTACAGAAGGCTTTATCGAGTTTTATACAGACCGAAAGCCTTCGACAGCTGATAAGGCAGCTATAGCCGCCCTGGAAGCTACAGTATTCCCGGATATAGAATATGTCAAAGAGCAGGCTTACATACGTGACGAGAACATGACACAAACAGCATACTCATTTACAACATACGAGAAAATACGAAAGGAGTCATAAAACATGGCAGCACCGGAAAGAATTATCTTAGGCTCAGGGTATATCCACGTTGGACTTTTTACCAAAGGTATGATCGTACCGAATCCGGAAGACTTCTGCACAGACGCTAACAAATATGCTTATATTTCAGGCGGCGCAGAGTTATCCTACAGCTCCGAGAATTACGAAGCAAAGGACGATATGGGACAGGTAGCTAAGTCAATTATCACAAGCGAAGAGGTTACTCTTAAGTCAGGAATCATGACATTTTCAGGCAATACTCTGGAGGTACTTTGCGACACAGCGAGAGTATCTACCAG